CCAGATGCCTCTGGATCGTTTTGTATAATTCCTTCTGTGGTTTTTTGTTCTTCTTGTTGTTGAACTATTTGTTGTAGCTGTTCAAATTCTTCTTGGGATATTTCAGACATATCATTCAACCTTAATTATGTCATCTTTATTATTTACGTTACCACCTGGTTTTAAATAAAATGTTGTTGTTCCGACTTGTGCAATAACTGTTGAACCATCTGGCACACCCTCAATTCCACTAACTCTTTTTTTTGCTTGTTGTTTTTTTCTATCGTTTATACTTTGTTCAAACGCATCTCTATCAAAATCTTCTGCCAAACCCTCCCCAGAATCAACTAAATCTTGTAGTTCTCGTGTTTCTTCCTCCGAAAATAATGGATTATTTTCTGCCCAATTTGTCCTATATAACTCTAATTTTGCTTGCATTTTTTGTGGTCCTTCACCTTCATCTAGCAATCGCATATATTCGTTTAAATAGTCCTCATAAAAATCTCTATCTCGTCTAGCCAACCTTTCAAGCAGCTCAAGCTGTTTCATATAACCCTTATAAGTAGAGCCAAGTGTAGGCGATGCTTGTATAAATAGTTTCATTTCTCTATCAGATATAGCACCTTTTGTTTGTGAGACAATACCCATAGTAAAACTCATGGAGAGCTGATTTAATGCTTTTTGTGGAGCGATTACGTCTGGATTTTCTAATAAGTCGCCAAAACCTAAACCGTCCACAAACTCTCTTATATATAAAGTAGATCTTGCAAAAGGTCCAAAATTTTCAGGTCCCACCTGTTCAGCCAAGTCTTTGGCTTGACTTACTTGATCTAAGGTTGCTATAGAAGCCTCTGACTTTTCACCAAATATTTCTTGATCTTTAAATATTTGGTCTATAGCTTTTTTATCACCTGGTTGTTCTCCGCCAGGCATGTTTATTTGTGTTGTTGCTGGTTTGACCTCTCTACCACCTTTATTTTGTATTATGTCGTTTATTTGATCTGCAAATTGATTTGTGTCTGGCAACCTAATGCTTTGTGTTTCACCACCCTCTTGATATTCAAGTGTAATATAGTCTACTTTTTTATTTGCTGCGCTTATTCTTTGTAATGCAATGTCGTTTAAAAAATCGTTAGCCTTTTGTTCATCTTGCATAGCCATTTGTGTTGCCATCATAGCTACTTCTCTCCTGCGTTTTTCATTCATTTCACGATCTGCTTTTAACCTTGTTGAAATGTTATCAAAACCAACACCCAAACCTTGATATGTGCTGCCAACTCCTGTATTTGGTGTAGACAACAAACCTCTACCCAGTTCACTGGCTACCTCAAATATACTCATTTTGGGTTGATCTGGTGCAAACTGTGACAATCTTTGCATGTACTTGTCGTAATCAGCATCAAAATCTGTTTGTGACAATCTATTATATAAATCTGTGTATTGATCGGACTCAGCAGCTCCGCCCTCTTCAAAAATATCTATTTGTTCTGGTATCTGAGCTCTTGTAATAGCCACTATTTACCTCCGCCGTATAGCTGACCCAAAGCTCCAAAGGCTGATAAACCAACACCAAGTCCTGCTTGCATTGGACTAGGCGGTGGTGCAAATTGTGTAGTTGTCTGGAACTGGCCAGCAGGTGCCATACTCACAAACGGTGCTAATGCTTGATACTGTAGCAACGGAGTCATTTGTCTTTGTTGTAGGTTTCTACGTTGTGCATCTAACATTTGCTGGGTTTGTTGTTGTTGTTGTGATCCCATGCCATAAAGTGCAGCTATGTCAGATGCAGATGCGCCTGCTGCTTGCGCTCCAAGACCTTGTAAACTTGTTCCAAGGCCAAATTGTCCGCTAAACCTTTGTTGTCCTATATCCTGTTCTGTTTGTCCTAAGCCACTCAGAGCGCCTGCAAGAGCTTGTGAACCACCAAAGCCTTGACCAGCTAAACTAGCTAAACCAGAGCTTGCAGCTCTCTCTGCGGCCTTTTGTCTTGCAAACTCACCCAAACCTGTCTGTTGAGCTTGTTGGAACCCTCTAGAGCGAATACCGCTTAAAGCCTCGGCTAAACCTCTACCAAGCGCCTCTTGACGCTCAGAGGCTCCTAAACGCGCTCTAGAGCCAAACGCTGACTCACCGCCTCTTGCTATGTCACTTGCTCTGGCGCCTATATCTGACTTTGCGCCTTGCTCCATAATATCTTCGATGGTTTGTTGCACCACTCTATCTTCAAAAGGATCGTAAAACTGTTGTGTCATGCTTGGATCGTAGCCACCTAACGTGCCTCTCAATATATCAGCTGACTCACCCAAACCAGTTTGTAATGATCCTACACCGCCTCTGGTAGCCTCTAAGGCACCGATTGCAGCAGTCCTACCTCTTTGTAGTCCTTCTTCTAGTGCTTGCGTACCAGCTCCAAAAGCCTCACCAGCACCCATCAAGAATGGATTTTGTATTCCTAATGCTTGTCTTTGCATTTGCATGGCCTGTAGCTGATCTGGACTAAAACCTGCAACTTGTTCGTCTATAACTATAGGATTGCCTTGCTCGTCAAAAAACACTCTCTCAGCAGCTCTCATAGCTCCAGGTATAAATCCACCCTTACCACCTATACCGAATAACAGTTGCTCAGTTAGTGGATCAAGACCAACTTGTTGCTGCGTTACACTTGCTGCAAAAGGATCTTGATTAGAAACATTTATTGGCTGCATGTTTGTGGTTTGTGTAGGCTCTGTTGTAGGTATAGGCTCAACAATAGGCTCTACAGCTTGTGTAATCGGAGCTGTTTCAACGATAGGCTCAACAATAGTTGGTGGTGTGTCTATAATAGGATCTTTTATAAAATCTGGAGGCGTAACACCTGCTGGGCCAATAATTCTTCCATCTGGCCCACGAATCTCTGTTGGTCTAATACCTGGGCCAAAGCCAAAATCTATAGGTGGTGGTGTTCTAGGCGGTCTTAATTCTTGTACGAATGGTGGTTTTGGAGGCACGATTGTCGGTGGCACCAAAGGTAAAGGCATAGGTCTCCTTGGCGCAGGTGGCATAATCGGCATGATAGTTTCGATTTTGTCTCTGTCAAACCTAGGTCGCATACGCATCATTCTATCTCTAAGTATGCTCATTATGGTGCCTTAGCTTTGTTAGCAAACGTATCCATCATTTTATACATAAGATCCATACCTCGCTCTCTGTCCTCTTCTAGCGTTGGCATGAGACTGATTATACCGTTGGGGTCTGCTTGCATTTCGTATGAACCAGCGCCTCTCACGGCTCTTCCTGTCATTACAAACTCACCATCGCTTAACATAGCTGGTATATCGTCACTTGTTTCTGTGCCTGGGCCATTTATGTCGCCGTCCATTCTGGGAAACTGACTGGGGTCCATTTCACCACCTTCTTGCATTTGCACAGCTCCGCCTTGGGCAAAAGCCATGACTCCGCCTCCACTTACTAAACCACGCACCATACCTCCAGTAAGATCTTCAACGCCTCCGCCATACATCATACCTCTAGGCTTGCCTCCAGATAGCTCTGGTATTGTGCCTGTTGGTAGCAACCCAAACTCTACAGGATTAGGCTCTGGCTGTCCCATTCTTCTAGCTATCTCAGCCTCAATATTGTATCTGCCTGTTGGACTCATGGTTGTAAGGGGTGTTAAGGGCACACCCTTTTGTTTTTGTGCATCCTCGTAAGCTAACTTACCCAAACCTGCTGCTAAGGCTCCTATACCGCCCATTTTAAGCGCGTCTCCAAACCCGTCACCGAATAGACCTCCGCCACCTTGTTGTTGACCGCCACCCAAAATGTTACCTATTACACCTGGTTGGTCTCCAGTGCCTAAAAATGTTTGTCTTAGTCTTGGACCTAAAGTGCCACCAAAAATTCCTGTTGGATCTTGAGCCATACCTAATTCTTGTAATATTTGTTGATCTGACAAACCCTCAGAACGCAATCTAGCTATTCTTGTTTTGTATTGAGGGTCAGAGGCCAAAACATCAATATTTGGTGCCTCTTGTCGTCCACCAAACAAGCCGCCAATACCTCGTCTAATATTAGGTCCTAGCTGTCCTCCAAAGATACCCTTTGTTCCTGTGGCTGGGTTAAAAAATCCACCTATGCCAGCTCTTATACTTGGTCCTAACGTACCACCAAAAATACCTTTTTTTGCTGCACCAGTTGCAACTTTAGTTGCCGCACCCGCAGCTCCTTTGCCAAAAAGACCAGCTAAAGGTCCAGCACCAGCAAAACCTGCTACGCCCAACACAGGCAAAGCAACCTTAGCTACTTTTTTGAGTTTTTTACCTAATTTTTTAAAGAATCCAAACTGTTCAAGTCCTGTCATTGGATTTAGGCTTGCTACACCTGTTCCAACAACAGCCTGCTCTGGATCGATACCAAGCTCGTTAAATTTTTTCTCTACAGCACTTTCAAACTTATCATCTTCAAAAAACTCTGGTGGCAATACTACCTCACCTGCTCGTAAGTGAGCTAATTGAGTATCATCGCCCTCACCTTGCATTGCTAACTCTTGAGCAATTTGCCCCAACGGAGCTGCTGACATCTGTTGTGCCCTTTGTAATAATTCTTGAAGGTTTTGTTCATCCTCTGGTGTCATATTTTCTGCGCCTTCAAACATCTGCATTTCTAAATCGGACATTGCACCAGGAACAGAAGGCAATTTTCTTATTAGGTCGCGGGGATCCTCAACCAGCGGCACCGCTGGAGCAGGTAGATTTTTAATTAAATCGCGTGGATCAACTTGAGCTTGAGGAAAAAGATTTGGCAGGGTTTGTATGTATTTTTCTAAATCCTTATTAGATATAGCGCCCTTGCCTGTTTGTGCTATTGCCATAGCATTAGCTGTTGCTAATTGTTGTAATTTTTTTTGTGTAGAAATTGAAGCATCATCTGGTAACCCTAAAGCACGCATAGCCATATCAATATCTTTATTAGATATAGCACCCTTACCCATTTGTGACATACCTGCCATACTGTTGCCAGTCAAACCTGCTATTCTGTTTTGTAGTTGTTCGCTTATCATGGTGTACTTACTGTTACAGCTCCTATACTTAATGTTGCAGAGACACCAGTCGGATAAGTTTGATGTTCATACAGGTTTCTAAACTGTGTGCCATCAAAGGCTTGGTGCACCTCTGTCGTTGAGTTAAATATAATAGCACCTGTAGCAAATTGCAACTCGCTAATGTCTGTGGAGTTAAATGATTTTATGCTATCTGGATCAACCGATCCTAGGTTTATTTCTAATATTCTTACAAGTCGGTTAAATGTGTCAGCAGAAACCGTATCACCATCTGCTAATGGCAACTGTGTCGGTAATAATTTGCTCATTACCTACGCCCAGATGGTTGAACATCAACCCTTGTACTACCAAGCCTCCACTTGTAATTTTTTCTATCAGAATCAGTATTATCATCATCGGATTCAAACCTTAATACAAACTGTCTAGCTCTTGATCTTAGCGAACCAAACGTCGTGCTTGCAGTAATTTGTGTTGTAGAGTCTGTTGAAAGTGTTTGGTTGTTGAAATCACGTCTTTTTACGACAACGTTTACAGCAGGATTTTGGTTAGTGCCTGTATCATTGACAAACAAAATGTCTGGCAAAATACGTTTTAGAAACACAAACCTATCGCCATCTGTAATATCTATGTCAGCAGATTCAACAAACACACCGTCCATAGCGTTTTCATCATTATTAAAACCTTTTTCATGTTCATATATGCGCTTTGTTGTGGTTTCTTCACCACCTGCAAACGGTTTGTCAAACACACCAGCTGCAAGCCAACTATAACGCTCCAGTGTACCTATACTCCAAGAGTTTTCTTCATAGTTGTAAATAACATATCTAGATATTTCTGTTTCATTATCTGTAATTGACGGATAAAAAAACCATACCTCTGAAAACTCTTCATTTAAACCTGCAAAACATTTAAAGGCTTGCGATTCATCCAAATCAGAAAAAACATGATCTTGCACACTACAAGGTATTTTTTGAACTGAGCCATTATAAAAATAAAAACCTTTTTTAGACATGTAAAACACGCCTTTAGGTGAGTTTGCAGCTGCTTTTGGACCAATAAGGCCAGCACCCTCATTTATTAAATTAAGTGCGAAAGTGAGTGGCGGGCCAATAAAATTCATAGAATACAAAGAGGTGTCAGTCCATATTAATATTTCTTGTCTAGCTTTCAAACCACCTATAATTGATGAGCCAGACGATAACCTCAAAGATCCTGCTGTGTTTGTAGATAGCGGCTCAAACTCTAATGGATTTTCTTGGTCGCTAAATGCAATCAACATTGGATCGAGAGTGCCTGTCCTTGAACTACCACTTATGGGATCAGCTCCTAACACTATTAAATGTCTGTCAGTTTCAGATGTAATAACTTGTAAGGCTTTTGTTGGTACCAAATTAGCGCCACTTGTAGTGCTCAAATCTACTGCCCGAGTTGATAAACCATTATTTTCTACCCACCTAAATATTCCACCCGCTCTTGGATTTATAATTAAGTCCTCACCGTAGTTATCATGTGTCCATAAACGTAACTGGTTTGTATCTGACAAAGCTGTTGCTGATCCCCAAGCGCCTGCACCCCATGTGCCAACACCCCAACCAGTTGATTCAACAAAAACATCTAATCCAGAGTTTAAAAGATAAACACCATCTGTTCCAGAACCTCCATTTCCAGAATCACTAGAGTTTGCAGTGACGGTTGCATCGCTAGTATCTTTGGCAGTAATTTCATAAGTATTGGTGCCTGTTACTAAACTTATTTGATATTCTTGATTTAGTACGGTCGCAGTAATATTACCACCCAAACTTGTCGCGCTTGAAAAAGTAACAAAGTCCCCTGTAACAGCTCCGTGAGAACTATCGGTCACTGTTATTGTTGCAGAACCGTCAGTAGCAGCAAACGTTATAGAATTAGTGCTGGTTTTTCTAACAGGTGTAACATCATTGTAGCTACCACCCTCTTCAATATAATATTTATTAGTAGTCCCAATACCAAGATATTTGTTTCCACCTAATGAAATCCAAGAATGTAGTGCTCTGGCAGAGCCGATCAAAGTATCGGAGGACAGCTTTTCCCAACCACCTATTTTTTCAACGCGACCCTTACGAAAACGAATTTTGTCGCCGTCAACCCAACCACCCTCATTTGAGTAATCGGTTTCTTCTTTGTTTATCCCAGGCTTAAAATTTAACTTTGATAGCGGCATGGTACGACATCTATGCTAACCTAATAATTGCGCCTGTCGCTGTAGCGCTAGGAAAAACGATTGTAAAATCGCCTGCTGTAGAAGTCTTGTCACCACCGAAATCAATAGCGCAAACTGCTTTATCAGAGTTTGTATCATTATAAATTAAACAACCTCTAGCAGTTACCGTAGCGTTACTAAACGTTAAATCTGCAAAATCGCAAAAAGCTGTAGTTCCAGATGTGGTGGGTGTAACGTTAGTCAACGCTGATCCACCAGATGTATAGTTTGTGCCAGATGCTTGGCCTGTTGTGGTAAATGCTGTTGTGCCTGCACCCAAAGTAGCAGAGCTTGTATATAAAGCTAGCTTAAATGAGTTGCCGCTAGTAGCTGTAAAATTATGAGTGCCTACGAGTAACTCTTGTTTAAAACTCGTACAAATTGCTGATGTTATTGCCATTATAGCTCCTTCAATATTTTAGCCATGTCGCTGTGGCCTTGTTTTTCTAATAAATTTGCATAAGTTGTGTTCTGTGACTTAATTGCATTTTTTATAGTATATAAGATTACAGTATAAACTTGGTTTTGAAAAGCCAAAGCCTGCTGTTTAATATGATCTGGTGCGCTGTCTGAAATGTCACATATTTTCTTAGTTGCTTGAGCTGCCCAAAACTCTGCGTCATGGCCTTTACCCTCGGTGGTAGTTACACCAACCTTGCCTAAAGTAAAATCGCTTTCAACACTCATCCTTTGTATGGTTCTGGTGGAACCACATCCTCATCTATTTTTAAACCATATTGTTCTAGTTGCTGGTTTATTTCTTGATAAGGGCCAATGATAAACCTGCCTTCATGTGGCACTGCTACTAATGGTTTATCTAATCTATGAAAACCATATAATTTTTCTGTAGCAGGCACATTGCTATCTAAGACAGTGGACCTACCACTTATACCAATTAGTATATCTTCACTCATGCACTTACTAATCCAAAACTCAACGCAAGCTCTACCTGCCTCTGCAAAGTGCATATTTTCTTTATATGAAAAATCTATACCAAAAAGATCTAGTCTGCCGACTTTGTTAAATAATGCAAAAGCTATTGCGTAAGCAACCGTATTATTTAAGTATGCGCATTTTGTTGCGTTACAGACTTCTTCTACTGGATAAAGAACTGGATTGTTTATTCTTGGATCTAGTTCGCATGTATATACTGGTGTCTGAGTTTGTTCTAAAACCCTACACATAACAGATGTTTGTTTGCCAGCATCATTACTATCAAAAAATCTACTTGCTGGGTCTAGCATAAATATACGATCTGCTGGATAAGTAGATGCAGCTGAGTTGATGCACCATATTTCATCCCAAGTTCTACCGTTTTGTAAACCGATTGCAAAATCAACTTGGGATATGCCAAGTCCGACCAAAGCAATGCTTTTACCTTCTAGTGATTCTATTCTACCCACTAGCTCACGCTAGAGCGAGCAGAATCATACCTGTATTCGTCGCGTGTTCCACGACCTTCTGATGTGTTTTTCATTCTGGCTATCGCCTCCTTAAAGCGTCCTTCCAACTGTGCAATAACGTCAGCTGGTTCTTTAAGAAATAACGCACCTTCAACCAAAGAACCATACAACAGAGCGTCACTATAGTCTGTGGATAAAAATGTCGTGCCAGAGTCGCTACCAGCAGTCAAAGAGACTGGTTTATGTAGATAATGAAGTTCAACCGTGTAATTTGCATCGGGCAATGGCGAAACTTCAAAAGCTGTTTCATCGAACAAAGAGTAATATTTAGGCTTTGCTTGAGTCGTGCCTGGTGAAAACTCTTTAATAAATGATGGGTGTTTGTAATCTAAGTAATCGTATGTGCTTGAGCTTATTATTGCTAAACTCATTGGTGCATAAAAATCAGTTGGTGTAGCAAGAAATCTATTATTAGATGTTAGAGTACCTTGCACATTTTTTCTTTGCTCTGGTAACTGCACAAATGAAAAAATACGATCTTCTGCCTCAGTAATAAAAGTTGGCAACTGTGTTGTAAATGTTGTTTCTGATACTTCTAAATAATCTTGTATTGCAGTTTTAAGTGTGCCTAATGTAAAACTCATGTTGTCACCGAAACCTCGCCAACACCAGTGCTGACAGAAAATGTTGTTAGTACACTACCTAACTTACCGTCACCAACATTGGTATAAACCAAAAAAGTTGAATTATCGTCTGCTGTATCTGGCCTAGGGTCTTTTACTGCTTGAGGGTCCACAGCGGATGGTTTTGGTTGTAGTTGAGGATGTTTTGCGTCCCATTGGTCTGGGCCAACTAACAAGCCATCCCAAGTTTTACGCATTTCGCGTAACTTGTACCTAAAGCCAGATATATCGCAGATACCGTATGAATTTTTACCAGATGCAAAAGCCATTATGCGTTGTTGTAACTCCTTAAATTAGGTGTAATGTTAAACGATGCTCTGTCCTCGTCTGTAGATAAAGCTCTTTGGAACTCTTCTTCATACAAACCCTTGAGCAAACCTGTTCGCTCTGGAGCTCTTTTTAAAGATATGTAATAAGCAAGACCAGCAGCTAAACAAGGATAAAACCTAAAAGGCATATCCAGCGTGTTAGCACCCGCATCTGCATCGTCCATTCTTGTTAAAACATTCATGTGCACAACGTATGTACTAGATTTATCTGGTGTGGGCCATACTTTTATTGTTGGTGTAGTTTGTTTGTTTATAAAATATTGATTTGGTTTTCCTGTGCTAGATTTAGTTGTGATGTGTGCATACTCAGCTCTACTTAATCTTGTTAGCGGTAAATCAGTGGTTTCAGTACCTACTGTTTCTCTAATAAATACATCGAGCACATCAATCGGTGCTGTAGCATTTGTGCTGTCTATGTTATAAGTAGCTGTATCTTTTACCATGTCTAGTGTTTTTTCTTGCACTGTCCATTGATTTAGGCCTCTGTTTGCCCACTCTGCTAACATTAGATTAAGACTCCTGGTTGCACTTTTTAGATCATAACCAGTTCTGAGCTCTAACCCACAACGCTCGAACGCCTCTTCGACATAGTCAGCTACATCGAGTTCGAAAGATTTACTACCAGATAATGCCATAATTATTCTCTATCTTCCTCTGGTGCATATAAATTGTCAAATGTTATGGTCGGATCTGTGTAACTTTCATGTGCCTCAGCAGAGTGCACCCACTGACTAGGTGAAAAATCTGGAGCTCCTTCACCTGTTCTCCATAAGGCTGGATTGGTTGCTCTCACTCTATTATTTGGTAATGCAACAAAGTTACCAGTATATTCACCTGCGTCTGTTAAATATAGAACGTGACTTTGTTTGTGTTGTGCAGGATCATCTGCTATTGAGTGTTCAGTGTAGTCTACCGTAAACATGTATTTGCCCATATAGAACTCGCCATCTATTTTACAAAACCAAGGACTTGAGCTTACCCGATCCATAGTAACCACGCTATGATGATGACTAAGGCAGTCCCAAGGTTGTGCTAAATGATCCTCCATGGGTTTTGGCCATTCAGCTAACGGTATATCGCCCACTAGAGCTTGTATTGGCATGCGGGCCCACATTGCTCCACCATGTACGTTTTCATCTGGATAACCCTCAAAATCTGTTTCACAGCCTGTAAAAACTACTTGAAAGGACAGAGATCTATCTGGGATTGTGTTGACTGCAAAAGCAAGAGCATGGAGGTACTCACCATGCCCGTGTTGATGATTGGTTGTAAACTCTTTTCTAACCCAGCATTTAAACTGCGGGATATTTGATATTAAATACGCCACCTTATTTAATTAATGTTTACTTGCCTATATTTTTAATACCTTTGCTGAGGTTTGACATCATGCCACCTTTGGCTTTGTATTTGGTGCCTTTTTTCATGCCACCGCCTTTAGCCATACCTTTGGTGTTTTTTCTCATGCCTCCACCCATAGCCATGCCTTTTGTTCCCTTTAACACGTTAGCTTGGCCTTGAGCTCTAGTTCCGCCACCCATAAGAGCTGACATCACAGATTTAGGCATATTACCCATACCT